GCTATGAAGAATGATAATGGTTGGAAAGAAATGCAAAGTAGAATTGCTGAAGCACACCCAGCCTCTGAATTTGCTCAACAACACGGTAAACGAACCTCTAAAGAAATTAAAACACAGGCAGTTGTAGAGAAACATAGAAAACGACAAGCCGCTCAAAAGAGAAAATAGATATGGCAGACAAAGGTATACCAGATTATTTAAGAGAATATGACTTAGACGCAGATTGGGGTTTTACACCAGTAAGTAAAGCACCTGAATCTACGCCGGCTGTAGATACTTCCGTTATAGAAACGAATAATGTAGAATTAGCCAAAGTCAAATCAGATGTGGGTGATATTAAAAGTATGATGAATGAAATCATGCAAATTGTGGCAGAAAAAGACCAAGTCACACAAACATTATCAGATGAAGAAACTATAAAAAGATTTAAAGAAATAGAAAAACTAATATTACCGTTTCTTTATAATCTTATGAAAAGTGACGAGCCTTATATTCATTGGCCTAATAGAGGTCCGATTATTAAGGCACAAATAGAAAAGCTATTAAAGTTAACAAAAGGAAACTAAACATGCAAGCAAATTATAATAAGTGCTTAGAAACTATTTTACACCATGAAGGTGGTTATGTAAATCACCCAAAAGACCCAGGTGGTGAAACTAACTTAGGTGTTACTAAGAGAGTTTATGAAGAATTTGGTGGCACAAAAGACATGAAAGATTTAACAGTCGAAGATGTAGCACCAATTTACAAAAAAGGTTATTGGGATAAAATGAAAGGTGATGAACTACCAAATGGTTTGGACCTTTGTGTTTTTGACTTTGGTGTAAATGCAGGACCAGGTCGTAGTGCAAAGTTTCTACAAACAATGATTGGTACTGTTGCAGACGGTGGCATTGGGCCAAATACATTAAAAAAATTAGGTGAATATGTTGAAAAAAATGGCATTGAACAATGTATTGAGGACTTCCAAGGTGCAAGACAAGATTACTATGAAAATTTATCTACATTTGCAACTTTTGGTAAAGGTTGGACAAGACGAGTTGACGAAACTACAGAGTTAGCTATGTCAATGATTAGCTGAGAGGCAGAACCGTTTAAGTCGGAAAGAGATAGAATAAACAATATGTATGCTGAAAAAGGCATTTAAGGCTTGCCAATATCGTACACATAGTATATAATGAACACATAGAAATGAAAAAGGAACTGAAATGACTAAGAAAAACTTTGTACAACTAGACGAGAGTAAATTTCCAACTACCAAAGGTAAGAATATTGATGGTTTTAGGTTTTATGCTGTCGAAGATAAACACTTTCCAAGTATTACTACTGTATTAGGTGCTATTCCAAAACCTGGTCTTATCGCTTGGCGTAAGAATGTTGGCGAAGAAGCAGCTAAATGGGAGATGAATAGAGCAGCTCGTAGAGGTTCTGCTACACATACTCTTGTAGAACAATATTTAAAAGGTGAAACACCAGCAATTCGTGATGTATTGCCGTTAGGTATGTTTCGACTATTGAAACCATACCTTGACCAAGTAGATAATATTCATGCATTAGAAAAAATCATGTATAGTAAAAAACTGACCGTTGCAGGTCAAGTTGATTGTATTGCAGAATACAATGGTAAACTATCTGTGATTGATTTCAAAACTGCCAACAAAGAACGAGTTGATAGTTGGAATGAGAATTATTATATTCAATGTACTGCTTATGCAATTATGTATGAAGAGTTATTTGGTACACCAATCGAACAAATTGTAATCCTACAAGCTGGTGAAGATGGTTCTGCTAAGGCATTCGTTAAGAACAAAGCAGATTACATGGGAAAACTTGAAGACGCAATCAAGGGTTTCTATAAATATTACGAAGAGAAGACAGGTAATAAACCAAGCTAGTCCTTCTCTATAAGAGGACTTAAATGAAAAAAATCATAGCATTAATAATTATGGCAATGATTAGTACCATTGCATTTGCTGATGAACATGATAAATTTTGGCAATCACAAGCACCTATAATTTGTGGTAACACTACAGATATGTATGAGTTTATTGCTAAAGAAGGTATGACACCGTTTACTGTATCTTTTGGTAAAACAAATGGTCAAGAAGATGGTGATATTGTCTTTGTTGTTACACTTTGGATAAAACAAGGTACAACTGAACAAATGACTACTATGCAGACGACAGATGGTTCTGAAACTTGCATATTATATAAGAGTTTTGATACTACTATCAATCCACAATTTGGTGGTAATATTTTATAAGAATTAGTCGTTGACGACAAATATGGTAGACAGACTGGACTCCGGGGCAGTTCCGGACAGCTCCACCATAAACACTTGGTCTAGTATCGTGAGAGAACGGCAAAGTGTTTTTGATGGGGCTGATATAGGATTCGACAGATGTTGAGAAATTTGTAAGAGATTAATAGGTGGCAACCTTAAATGCTAATTAAACGCAAACGATAATAACTTTGCATTAGCGGCTTAGTCGCTTAGGGTTTTGTGGATTGTACCTCGTAACAGAAACAATCCACGCTTTACATTTATTAAAGAAAGTGATATATTATACATATGAATAGCAAAGAGTTTAGTTTAATAATTGAGGGTGTTGTAAGGGATAAAAGACCTATAACATATATGGACGCAATAATACTTTATTGTGAAGAGAATCAAATTGAAGTAGAAACAGTCGGCCGATTGATTTCTAAATCACTAAAAGAAAAAATACAGGTAGAGTGTACAACAGCGAATCTACTTAAAATGCCAGAGGCAGGAAAGTTACCTGTATGAATGGTTTAGAATACTTATATCACTTTCTCTTTGTTGAGGTTGAATTTGGATTGTGGGGTATAATAGGATTAGGTGTAGTGTTTGCTATACTAAGTTATATAATGGATTATCATGGAGAGATAAACAATGAACATTGAATTAATAGATAAAATGGGTGGTGATTTATCAGTTGTAAATGCAGCTCGTGTATCATTTGCCAAGAAGAAAGATGTACTTGACCAATCAGATGAAAAGTTAATTAAATATTTGGCAGACCATAATCATTGGTCTCCCTTTGGTCACACCACACTACAGTTTCTAATTAAAGCACCTGTGTTTGTTGCAAGACAACTTGTAAAACATCAGGTTGGTTTGGTATGGAATGAAGTCAGTAGGAGATATGTAGATAGTGAACCAGAATTCTACATGCCATTTTTATGGCGTGGTAAACCAGAGAATAAAAAACAAGGTTCTAGTGATGAAGAAATTGAGTATGATATTTCTAGTACAATTCAATTTGTAAAAGAAACTTATACAAACTTATTAAAAGCTGGTGTTGCACCGGAAATGGCAAGAATGGTGTTGCCTCAAAATATGATGACAGAGTGGTATTGGACAGGTAGTCTTATGGCCTTTGCTCGTGTATGTAATCTTAGAAACAAAGAAGATTCACAAGAAGAAACAAGAATGATAACAATACAAATGACAAGACATTTGAAAGACCATTTTCCAATTAGTGCAAAGTATTTATTAGATGAAATATAAAGATAAACTTAGCGACTTCTTTAAATGGGTCAAAGGTACTGAACTAGTAGAACTAGATGACATTGATGTATCTGAGGATCCTGTAAGACCTGAACTTACTCTTGGTTTTCGTATCATGCATGGCCGAAAAATATTTGGTCTAAAATATGAGAATGAAATTGAGGCGATTGTTTGTGTTGCATATTGTCCTGAAGTACCATTTACTGTTAGAGAAATGGATTACATGTCACAGGCTGCCAATCAAGACGGTCAACGAGGCGAAATTGTTGTTGCATATACTGTATGGTCAAGAAAAAGAGGTGCAGGTAAAGAGATAATTAAAAAACTAGGTAAATGGGTACAAGAAAACAAATTTAAGAGATTAGTTACACTATCACCTTTAACACCTATGGCAACCCATTTTCATATTAGAAATGGTGCTAAACAAGTACACATAAATGATGTAACACAAAATTTTGAATATAAATTATAGTATGTATGGTGGATTTGAAGTATTTAAAACATATTTGGCAGTCAAAAATCACTTCACAAGTGACTATGATTATCACAAGTATGGTGGTAGAGTTACGGCAAAGTTGGAAAGCTTTACAAAAAGAAAAGATAGATACTTTTTTCATAAGTTATCTAAAAGATATAATGAGCGAGATATACTGGATTATTTTGTTAGTAATTTTGCTGTTGATAGTCATAAGTGGATTGGGAGTGTTATAAACAATGAGGGT